TTTATCAATCAATAGCATCCAGGTATTTGGGTAATTAAAATGTTTATATATCAAAATTCTCCAAAACATTTCTTCTTTAGAATAGACTTTGCCATTATAAATAACCTCCCTAATGATAAATTGAGAAGCCCTATCTAATGCTCTATAAACATTAGTAAACTTATTTTTTTGGAAAATAGGGTCATCAGTTAATTTGGTATCACCACCTTTTTTCCTATAAAAAATATTCATTCTTTCTTTTACATAGTATAGATAATAAAAAAAATTATCATTCGGTTTAAAATTTGTCATAATCTATAATTTTAATTTATTTATAATATTTTTCTTCAAACAATTTTTTAAAAACTTTCCCCCAAATAGAAGGTAATTCATCTAACGTTTCAAATATTTCTTTTATGTCTTTTCCTGACCAATATTTACCATTCATAACATTTTTATAATCACATAAACAAGTCTCCATTTGATCTAACCCATTAAATATGGCACCATTCTCTTTACATTCATTATAAAATAATTTTTGTAAATTTTCGTCTTTAGCATATTCATAAGTCATCTCTTCATCAACTTCTTTTAATAAAATATTCAAACACGTTACAGGACTATGTTTATTAACTTTCTCCCCTCCAATATTAGGCGACAAAATATTAAGCCCAATTACATTTTTCATTAAATCTGCCCATTTATAGCTCGCCCAATTACCATTCCATTTTATTTCTTCAAAATCACTTCTAATAAATCTCCATCCTTCTTCTCCTGTTTTATCACTTATTTTTTTTACATAATCTGATATACTTTTATTTTTTATTAAAAAATTATTTATCATCTCAACACCCTTGTTATTCCCTCTAAAACCTCTTCTTTCAACACCTGTTTTTAAAATAAAAGTATCATTAATAATATTTTCAGTAGGATATTTTAAAAATACTAACTCACTACTTGCAAGTCTATACCAAGTAACATATAATAAAAGCCTCCAAATAGAATCCTCTAAACCAATATTTTCCACATTATTAACTTCTTTAATTAATGGATAAATTGGATCTATATCTTTAGATTTTACTTGTTCATTTGAAAATTTAATAAATTTATCAAATAAATCAACCATATTTTATATGTTTTCAATTATTTCATTATACGCTTTATTATAATCTGACGGTTTTAATGCCTTAGCTTGAAACAATAAATCACTACCACAAGGAGCAACATCACTACCACAAGTTTCTTTGCAATAAAGACAACCACTGGGCGGACAAACTTCAAAAGGTTCAAATATACCATTGTCATTCTTAATGTGTAAAGGTGTTCTCATTCCATGACATTGGTCTGCTGTACAATATTTATCTCCTAAACTCTTACCTGTTTTATTTTTAATCTCTCCATTACCCAGTCTTTCATACCCATATTCATAACATAACCCCATTGTCACTCCAGCTTTAGTACACTCTTCTTTATATAAATTTAAAGAATTTATTCTATAGCTTTCCTTTATTGTTCTCATCCCACCAATGGTATCTGTGAATAAAGATTCAAATGTAGATATTCTATCTGGGAGTAATTTAGTATACCTTCTTACTAATTCTGACGCAGCATTTGTAACTAATTCAACAAATTTAAATATAACATGGTTAGCTCCATTCTTTGCCAATAAATGAATTAATTGTACAATCTGATCATTAGATACAATACCTGGATTTATTGGATTTATCTGAATAGATATATAAATACCTAATTTATGTATTTCTCTCATTCTGGCTAATATATCATCCAATTTAGCACAATTAGGAGAAAATCTATTAAAATCTTTTGAATCAGGAGTAACTATAGAAAATTGCTGGTAACTATATTTACTATTCATCATATGTTCTATAGCCCAATCTGGGGTTATCATTCTTGTTAAATAAAACAAAGGTAATCCATTTGCAACAACTATATCACCTAATTGTTGTGTGATATGATAAATATTTTCTAACGGTTGAAACGGTTCAGTAAAAGAAGAAATATACACAGGAAAACCAATTTTCATAGCTTTAATCTGCTTTTCAATTTTAAATGGGTAATTAGGATCGACAACAGTTAACCCTTGTCCTCTATACCCTCTGCCTCCATTATTTACATAACAAAAGTTGCATCTAACAGGACATGTTCCTCCATATGGCTGAGTTAATAATGCCTCAGTATAACAAGGTCTATTTCTAACACCTGGTCTTTCTTCTTTAGATTTATACCAGCCTCTCATCTTTATATCTTGATCTAATACAACATGAGGTGATGGATCAAGATACACCTTCATTTTCTTTTTGAATTCAGCTTTAGCATTCCTGACCATACCAACATCCCAATATTCAAAACGTTTATTTGTTTCTTCCTCTTTTTCTATGTCAGAACGTTCATGTTGTTCCACATTCAAAAATTTATCATATGCCATATTTATATTTTTATAAAATTATTATTCACCAATATTCCAAAACATTATATTTTTAGTATCAATCTGATCCATATTATTTACAAGCCATTTCCAAGCTTTCAAATCATAATATTTATTACATGGGAATTCACAAGGAAATTCAACATAATCTTTATAATCATACTTCTCATCAACATAGACCAAAATAATATTATCACGATAATTAGGCAAAGCTTTTTCTATTTTAGCTTCAATATTATTAATATTTCTACTATACCCTAAATGTAAAATAACATTAACATCAGCATTATGTTTTAATAATCCTTTTAATACTCCAATGGCTATTGTCCCAGTAGAAATACTAATCATCCAAGTGGTGTCTTTAAAAAATTTTTTATCAACTGAATCAACTTGTAAAGAAGTCTCAACTATAGATTCATCTAATTTTAATCCATTTGAAATCATATAACAACCTTCACCATATAATTCTTTTAATCTTTTCCTTGATTGATACCATAAAACACTACTCATTCCTGCCTTTAATGGTATAATTTCTGCTCCCAATCTTTTAGCATTTATTTGACTTTCTCTAATACCAGGCTCATTTTTAAATTCTGGATAAAAAACAACAGCCTTTTTATTTAAAAAACTACAAATATAAGAAACACCCCATCCTGCTTTAGAATGATATGTGTCTAAAACTCCAATTACTGGGGAAGAAATATTTTGTAAATGGCTAAATACCCCTCTTATCTTTGAAAATTTAGCCTCATCAGTGCATAAATCTTCACGTTTTACATTAATAATCCTATTACCAACATTATACTCTATAACTGGGGTATCTTTTAAAATATTTTCTTTAATTATTAATAAATTATTCATTTTTAAATTTTTAATTTATAACTATTGTAACAAGTTAATCCAATCCTGCTCTTTAATTTATTTGCTGTAGACGAACAAAAAACAACATCTACATCTTTAGATAAAATAGTTTCCAAAGTCTTAATCCAAGCAAATGATGGATAAGAATTATCTTCAAATTTATGTTTCATTAAAGTTATTTGAGCCATATTATCAAATATTTCATAACCTGAAAAACCAAATAGCTCACCATCTTTTCTAAAGCCAATAATATGAACATTATTAAAAATGCCATTAAAATAATCTTCAATGTATTTTAAATAATGACCTTTAAATACCATAAAATGTCTTAATGCGGCACCTTCTTTCCATATATTGAAAACATTTATCATTTCTTGCTTATTTGGATTAAAATCCAAAGTATATCTATCATTACCTATTCTATATTCCCTTTTTAAATTATATAATCCCTTAGATGACAAATCATTATTATTAATAAAAGAATAACCAGAAAAAGCAAAATAATTTTTATCATATTTACAAAATTTATCCATTGGTAAATCTAAATATGTAAAATCTATACTTGAAATTTTCTTTATATCCTTTTTATAATTAATAAATTTAAATAAATTAGATATAGAACAATCAAAATAAGCAATAGAATATGATGACGGTCTTTCCCTCCCTACAATTATACCATCATCTAATTTTATTATACTAATTTTACTGCCTTTTATTGAACGACAGTAGGAAAATAAACTTGAAGGAAAATCAAAATAACTTTTAGGGAAGCCACCTATTAATTCAAACAATAACCCGTATTTTTCCGAATCGGTCATTGTATCCACAATAAGCTCTTTCATTATTTATTAATATTTTTAAAGGAATTTTTATTTATATAATCATTTGATTCAACAAAATCCATAAAATCTTCTATTAAATTTTCATTCTTAGTAAAAAGTAAAAATTTAATTCCAAAATCATCAATTAGTTCATCGAACATTTTATTATCTATGTAATGATTAATATCATTTATCTCACTAATTTCTTTCATAGAAAAATTATAATCAGAAATAAATCCACCATTTTTATCCCACATAACATCCTTCTTAGGAGCAGCACCACTACGATAGATTATGCGACTCAAATAATCTTCTTTATTCAAATAATTATAATACTGAATAAAAATATTTTTAAATCCACCAGCAGCTAAAAATTTTGGACGTAATCTATTAGTTTGAGTAATACCCGCTCCATCAACTATAAATCCATAAGTACCTAAATTATCAAACAAAAATTCAGAAAAATAAGAAGCTTTTATAAAAGCACCAGTAACTGAATCATATCCCTGCCATCTTTCCACCCCATTACTGTTGTATAATTTACCTATAAATATTAGATTTAATTCCTTAATATTGATACCAATATTTCTAACTTTACCATCTTTGTTGGTATAAAAAAAATCTTCAAAAGTAAATCCCTTATCTCTGAAAAAAGATAATAATTGAAATACCCTTGAAGATTTTCCACTACCCGAAATTCCTTTTACAATAAAAATTGATTTTTTAAACATTATATCAAATTAACACTATTAGGTGATTTGCAATAAATATGTGAATCCCCATCTACTTTAATAATAAAGTAAGCTTTTTGAGCTATTGGATCCCAAAACAAGCTATCTACTTTACCAGTCAATTCCATACCTGGATTTTTCTTGCTGGTCATAGCCACTTTAAATTTTACCACATCTTGATACTTTACCCCACATAAATCTGCTCCTAACAATTTATCATCATGTTTAGTAGAACGAAATCCTAAAGAATTAAACTTTATTTCTTTTTTTTGTGAAACAACTTTATCTTTTTTAACTTCTGATTTTGATTCAGTTTTTGGTTTTATTTCTGGTTTAATATTCAAAACAATTGGCATAATGGAATCATCTAATTTAGGTGGTTCCTCTATTATTTTGACTGAATCATCAATCAAAGATTTTGATAATTTTGATGATTTTTTGACTTCAACCTTTTCAATATCAATTGTGTGGAACATTTTTGTCTTCTCAGCTCCTTCTAAAAGGACAAAAGCATAATCATCATCTTCTATTTTTTTAAATCTGGAAATAAATCCTGAAAACCATTTTCCACCTACCCTACAATTTACAGTTTCTTCGCGAAATATTTGATGCCCCTTCCTATCAGTATATATTGGATCAGGTATATCTTCGACTAATGTCGAATCAACTTCTAAGGGTTCACTTTTATCTTTTATTAAAAGTTCTGAAATCAACCCCATTTTATTCCTACCTAAAGTGTCTATTCCTTCATCATTTGCCATTTGGCGAAGTTCTTCTATTGAAAAACTAATTAGTTCCTTTCTTGTTCTCATTATCTTATCTTTTTTAAGTTTGTTAATATTTGTTGTTTGAATTATGATACAAAGATAATAAAAATTTTAACACAAAATATAAAAATTATATAAAAAGCCAAAATAAATTAAAAATAATTAATAAAAAGTGGTTAACCTATTATGCTCTAATAAATTAACCACTTAAATCATTTAATTAATTGATAATGAATTAAAAATCCAATAAATCATCAAAAATAACTCTTGTAATATAATCATACGATAATTCTATAAGCTTATTATCTGAAGAAATAATCACACTATTATTTTTAACTTGATTTCTAAATACTTTAAATTCTGCTTTACCAGAATCTAACTTAGCTACTATATCAGTATTTTCCTTAAACCAATACACTTTATCCCAAAAGCCCATAATCCTTATAGATTCATCATCTCTATATTCAAAATTAGGAAGTGAATATGGATTCAAAAATTTAGATATAAAATTATTTTTTAAATTATCACTGCTAAAAATACTACCAAAAGAATTTTTATCAGATATTTTTAATATTTTATCTTTCTTACCTAAACAATATCCAGTATATTTTTTAGAATAATTTTCAGGATAAATTTTACTTCTAACATAATATGAAATATACTCCTGTTGAAGTATTGAAAAATAATCCGAAAGCGGAATTGTCCTTGATTTTAAAATGTCTGTCATTATTTTTATATGAAACTATAAAAATAAATATAATCATTTAAATTATAAAATATTTTTTGAAAATATTTTATATCCATATTACCCGGATCAATATTAGGGTCATCTATAACAGCCACTTTCACATTAAAATAAATAGATAATTTACCAGCCGCTGATTTCATCTGTCTAATAGTTTTATAATCATACATTAAAATAATATTATCTACTGATTTAGGAATCAATTCAACTTGTTCATTACTTATATCATCACCAAAAGTGAAACAACATTTAAGCCCATCATTTTCATCTAAATTTAATAATTTATCTACATTAATTTTATCAAACAATCCTTCTACTAAAATAACAGTAGAAGTCTCTTCATTTATATCATCTAAACCACCCAACAAATGAGAAAAATCATTATTAGAATTCCTATATCTCAATATTAATCTTTCCCCGAATTCTTTATGTTTCAATAAATTATCATAATGCCATTCTTTACTAAATTTAGAACGAGCTAACCAACCTTTTAATTTTTTGTTTTGAAATATTTTAAAAATTATCTTATTATCAACTGCGGGATCAATATCAGAAATTCCAGGTTCAAAACTATCATATTTTATCTTATTAAATCCTCTACTATTTAAATATTCATCATCATAAATCCTTTTAAATCCAATAGGCAACTTAATCTCTCTTTCTTCTTTATTTTTAATTTCTTCTTTTAATCCTGATAATTCTTTACCAGCTACATATTCTTTATCATATTCAATTAAATCTTGTCTGCCTATTTTTTGTAATAAATTATATAATGAATCTTTTATAGAACAATAAAAACAATGAGTTATAGCTGAATTTTCAGTAAAAAATATACCAAATTTATCTTTACCCCCACACTCAGGACAAGCTAAATCTCCATGATACCAACCTTTATTTCCAAACAAAACAAGATTAAATTCAGAAATAATTTTTTTCTTATTCATTATATATATCTTTAAACATAATATTTGTTCTCTGCATATCAAAAAACCTACCTAATTCAAAATTAGTAGCAATAGGATAAACTCTACTGACTTGACTATAATATCTACACTTATCAAAATATATTCTCATAACCCGTAATTTTTCCTCATCTAAAGTTTGATTACCTGTAAAAACATAATTATAAGAATTAGCTATATTTTTATCACCCATTGAATCTGAACGAGTGATAACTTGTCCAGGATCATTCCAAACAGCTTTAGGTACATCACTTGTTTGTGTAGCAGTGATACCTCTCATATCAAACTCATTACAAATATTATTGAATTTACGAGATGAATTTTGAAGTTTCATCTTTATGCTTTGAGTATCTACCCCATACTTCACTCCATCTCCAGGGTGACATAAATCCATACTATCTAAAACTAATAAATCTGGGGCTTTACCTTTTTCTTTTATATATTCAACAACAGTATCTCTGACATCTAACATAGTTGATTCATCAAATTGCTCAAATGATTTTATATATATATCTTGATTCATCCCAACCATTTCTTTAGCTATGGATAATAATTTATTATAATTATCCGATTCTATATCTCCAGATTTAATTTTACCATATCTTTGAGCTGACCATATTTGTGTATATTTATCAAAAGCCTCTTCTTCACTTCCTTCTAATTGAATATGTAATACATCATACCCTAATCTACAAGCATACATTCCCTGCCATTTTAATACAGTGCTTTTACCAACTCCTGATCTCATTATCCATAATAAAGTTTCTTTTCTATCCATTCCTCCTTCTGATAAAATATCGCAAGGAAGAATACCAAATGGAATTTTTTCTTTACTAATACCAATTTCTCTTTCTTTAGTTAATTGTTTCTCAAGTTGAACCTTTGAAAAATCTTCAAACACTCTTTTAAATCTACTATCATCTTTATAAATAGTAAAATTATTTATTTCTGAACTTTCTTCAGCCATTAATTTTATAGCCCCATCTCTATCACCCTTTCTATGTATATCAACTACTTTATCCCACAAAAATTGAAATTTAGCATCTTTTATAAATTTCTCTAATTGCTTTAAAAGAGGATTAGGGTCAGAAATATCACTTTCTTTTATCTTATTTAAACAAGCCACCACTTTTTCATTATCTTTATTTATTTCATAAAGAACACCAAATGTAGGCGGCTGATTATTTAAAGAATAATAATTATTTATACATTTATAAACAATTTTTAGCTCTTCAGAAGGTAAATATTGAAATTTTAAATGTTCGGATACCTTTTCAACTATAGACTTTTTTAAAAAACAAAGCCTAAACAACTCATATAAAAAATTATTATTTAAATAATCCATCGAAATATTTTTAATTATTAAATCATAAAAAATTCTAAATTCTTATCTTTTTCCCTCAAATCAGTAATAGCGAAAAAACTACTCATAACACCATCATCATGTTGATCACTACTTTCAAGCTTTCCTGAAGTTTCATTGAAAGTAACACTATTGAATTCACCAAACAACCAATCTGTTGTAGCTCTTGTATTTTCATCATTATTATATGGTACTCTTAATTGTCCTCTTTCAAATAAAGCAGATAAAGATGGTAAACCAGAATATAAATCTTTTTTAATCCGCGAAGTAGTGGTAAACTCTTCTATGTTTCTAAGCCCTCTTTGTTTTGCCATTTCAGACAATATCCCCTGAAACCCATTAGCTTCACAAATAATTTTATTAGGTTTAAATCTATTATCTAAACTCATTATTTGATTAATTTGCTCACCATGACTGGCTCCTTGTTTTCTCCATACGTGTAAAAGATAAATATTTTTTTGTTTATCTCTACCCCATACAGTGTAAACTGTATAATCCGCACCAATAACTCCAGAAATAGCAAAATCACATCCTATTGTTACTCTTTCCAATTTAAAAGGAAATGAATCAATATTATCCACATATTTAATATTCTCCATACCAATTAAAGATTTTCTCAAATATTCCCATGGAAATAATGTAGAAGCATCAGAAATAGGTGAAACCAAAATCTCTCTGGAAAATACTATAGTTCCAAGGGATTTTTTTAATGACATTAAATATTCAAAAGTGAATCTATCTGGAGCTAATAACTCTTTGTTTGGTAATATTCCTGGATATGTAAATACCCAAAACATATCATCTTTCATTAAATGAGCATATAAATCTTGCTGATGAAAAGGTGTTCCTGATACTAAATTGTATCCACCTTGTTCTACAATAGATTTTATCTCACCTTCAAAAACTTCTTGATATTTATCTCTTTGATCTTTAGAATACAAACAACTTTTATCCAAAAAGTCATCTGTACAAGATGCCCCAACGTGTAGTCCACGAATAAAAGAACCATATGATCTACGATGAAGAACTGAACCTGTTTCTGTTGTTATTTTTTCAGCTTGTAGATTAGCTTTACCATTTGGATTTACTTTTTGAGCTAAAATATCATTAATTTTAATTTCTTCAACTATCTTAGAAATATGTAAATTAGCTAAACGTGATTCATTAGTAATTATACAAGTCTCTTTCCTCAATGAGTTATCTAATGTATCTTTTAACAATGGATGAGGTCTTTTATAAGAATAAAGCCTCCACAATGGGAAAGAATAGCAAAATTCATAAGATTTACCTGACCCACGTTGACATAAATAAGCACTCCAAGGATACAATTGAATCTCATTCCCCCATTCTATATTCCTCCAATTTTGATTAAAATTAGGTAAACAAGTTGATTTAAAATAATTATAATTTAAAACTTTAAATTGATCATCAATTGATTTTTCAAGATAATTCAAATAATCAAATTTCTGAGAATCTAACGTGGATGAATTAAAATTTATTATGCTACTGGTTTGACTTAATATGGTATTAAGCATTTTATCCAAATCCCCTTGATAACCATCTATCAATTCTGATAAAGCTTTATCTGACAAATTATCTATAATACTTTTTGTGTATTTATAGGTATTGCTTATTTGTTCTTTTGTAAGTACCTTATCTGTAGAAGAAATATCTAAAATACTATTATTATTATATTTCAAAACTTTCTCTGAATTTTTTAGTTCCTATTTCTTTTTTATTGAAATTTTCACCCCTCAAATTCTTCATGAAATAAATAAAAAGCTCCGCAGTTGCTTGAGTATCAGACATAGCCCTATGAGCATCCTGTAATGTGATACCCGCATTTTGACAACAAGTTCCTAATTTATAATTTACTGACTCTTTCCACATAAATCTACTCCATTTTAAAGTGTCTTCAGCTTCTGGATTCAAATATTTAGTTATATCAGTTTTAAAATATTCAAACATATTAACCATGAATGCACTATCAAATTTAATAAAATTATGACCAAAAATAACCGGTAATCTGGAATCAGTTTTACAATCTTTAAAAAATAATAAAATTTTCTTAAATACTTCTTCCAAATTTTCGCCTTGTTCTTCCACCATTTGTTTACTTATACCAGAAGCTATTTCAGCACCTTTAGAATACTCTAAACCCTCTTTATATGGTTTTACTAACCATGAATCACTTTTTTCAATTTTTAAATCTTCACTTATTGAAACAAGAGCTATTTCAGTTATAGGAATATCATAAAATGCCCGCATTGTTGAATTAGGTAAACCGCCTGTCTCGAAATCACATGAAATAAATTTGTTATACTTACTCTGCATATTGTTATTTTTAAATTATTTTATATAGTTTGATACCAGGAATATTCAAATTTATTTCTATTTTATTAGCTCCCAAATAATCGGGCAATTTTCCTCTACGAATATATCCTTGCACATCACTTGTATTAAAAACTTTATTATTTTTCTTTACAAGAGTTTCATTCAAATATTTGACTAACATAGTCATAGTCAAATTATTATTTTCCATTTTCAATATTTTTATTTACATCGAAATCATTTATAAAAAGCCCCTTACAAGAAATAAAAAAAGTATCAAACAAAGATATAATCCTATTTCTTTCCTCTTTATTATCAAATCTTAAAATCTCATTAGCATAATAAGGAACATCTTTAACTTTTTCTGGAGTTGGATTTAATTTTATCAAATAAATAGTTATCCCAGAATTTTCATTAAAAAAATCTATAGAATCATAACCATATAAAAAAGCCATATCTATACGTCTACCATCTACTTTTATATATCTAATAGTAAGAACATTCTTATCTTTATCCTTACCTTTTTCTTCTTTAATTTCATTTTCTATTTGATTTTTACGATTATTTAAATCATTACTTAAATTAATCAATTTGTTTAAAACATCTTCATCCTTTTCATATTTATAAGACATTAAAATATCTCTTAATGCCTCAAATTTAATCATTACACTTATATTTATCAATTGTTCTATAATTAAACAATCCATTTCTGAAATAGGATGAATTAAACAATCATTTTGTAAATACCTTCCTGCTGCTGATTTTAAATAACTTTCCATATTATTTTAAATTACTTTCAAATAATTTTTGTATTACTTTCTGATTTTCTTTGTAAATATTCATCTTCTGTTTATCACCAAATTCCCATTGATCATGATGTTTTCGACATAATTTATTAAAATTAAGCCTATTATTTCTAAATTGTCCAAACGCTTTCTTACTTAAAATATGAGAATATTGATAAATAGCATTTATATTACCATTTTCATCTTCAAACTCATCTGGTAAAAGTTCTCCACATTCTTCACAAATATTATCTTTATCCTCAAAAACTTCTTTATATGTAATCTTATCTTTAGATAATTGTAAATGTCTTTTTTCTTTTGCCTCTTCTCTGGCTTTAGCAACACCTTTTTTAAGTTTATTAGAATTACCTATAACAACCACTTTACGCTCTTGTAATATCTGTAATTTGTCTTTCCCATGTAATCTTATGGTATTACAATTATCACATAATTGATATTTTTTATTTACAACATAACTATTTCCACATTTGCTACAATTCACTTTTATAATGTTTTAAACAATTATTATACATATCACAAATTAAACAAATATCATTATTTTCTTTAAAAAGAAATAATTCATCACAATGAATAAATTGACGCCCCATACTAATAAATCTACTACGCTCAAGATTTTTATAATCTTTAATTGAAACTGGAGTAATACATTCCTTAATCCCTAATTTAGATTTAAAAATATTAGAAAAATATATCTGTTGTTCTGTTCTGTTATTCCAACGTTTGAATGCTTTATCCCCAAAAATCCAATTTAAATATATCCTATCAAAACGAGTCTTCATTCCATCATAATAGGTAAACTGAAAAATCATAAAATCCATCAACCAATTTTCGCCATAACTTTCATTTAAATTTTTACTAAAAGATTTAAGCGTTTTTTCCACACTTTTATTACCGAATTTATATTCTTGACCATATATCAGAAAATAAATTTCATTAAATTTATTCTTTATTAAATCTAAATCAAACATATAATTTTTAAACTTTTGAATAAGCAAAAATATAACTTTTAAAGTTATAAAAAAAATAAAACTTTAGTTATTTTTAATGATACAAGGTATTAAGCCTCTGTCCAAGATATTACAATTGAAATATCATCTTCCTTACTTAATTCAAGAGGCAAATAATGATATGGGTCACTTGGATCAACTTCATAAATATTGTTCTGATCTTTTTTTATTGTATCTAAATCAAAAGCTCTCTCTATCCACAACCCTAATTTACCATTTATAGGCAAATCTCCTACATTTTGTGTATTTTCCTCTCCATTTGCTTCAAAAAATTCAGCATAAAGTGGTTTACTATTAATAGTAGACACTCTTTCCATAAAATATTCATCATGTGAATCTTTTATCAAATCTACAGCAGCAATTCTTAAATTTGAATAACAAGTATTAGGAAATACAAAATAAACATTTATATCTTGAACTATCTTACCTGTTTCATTTTGTAAAATCAAACCAACATATTGATTTTGGTTATTATTTTTAACAGTGTACATGGAAATATCACCAAATAAATTACCGAATTCTGAATTAGGTAAAGCGGTTATAGATTTATAACCACCTAAGCTCAAACTTGGTTTATTCTGGACATCATTTTCCTTTGAAGATACTGTATAATATAGTTTCATAATTTTATAAATAATATGGATTTTCCCACAAAATACTCCGGTCTGATTCAACAGAAAATTTCATAATAGTACCTTTAGGAACAACTTTAAAAGAATTTAAAATAGAACCATTATAATGAACCGAACCAACACCACTAAAAAAATTAAGATACAAATCAATTTCAGAATTTGAATCTATTTTAATATAAAAATATTGCCCTGGTACTGACGCTGGATTTAAAACAATATTATTAATTGAAGAATTAATCACAGTAGGGGAAATAGTAAA